CTCTACTTAATCTTCTTGCCATTTTATTTCTCCTTATAAATTAAAATATTATTGCAATAACTTGCCTTTAATCAATGAATTACACCAGCGGCCTCGATGTAATTCTTTCTAGTGGCAGCCGCCCCGCCCCAAGGAGAATAAAAACCAAGTTGCTTTAAATAGTTCTTAGAGAAAGAAAAACCCCCAATCGCAAAAGCGATCAGGGGCCGTTCAGGAAGAACTAGCTAATCAAGGATTAGGAGTATTCTTCACCAAGAAGTCCACGTACAACAACAAGACCGTACATGTCCGGACGAACCATCTTCTTAGCATAACGAGTCATTACGCCCTTACGAGGGACGAAATCTTCTGGCCCAAAGATGGTAGGTGTAGTTTGCAGAGGCACATAAGGTGCATAGACATAACCACTTTCAAGGAAAGAAGAACCTCTACGTCCAACAAGAACAATTTGTCTTGGGAAGTAAGGATCAACAATTACGTCAAACTTACGGCTCAATGAACCAACGTTAACAGCACCAATGTCGCCTTTGTCAGCATCAGCAGTAACATTCGCACGGAATCCAGCAGTGAATTCAAGAATGTTAGCAACTTCAGGAGAACAAACTACGAAGTTAGCACCACCACGAAGGGTCTTTCTGTGGATTTGAGCAGATACATCATTGATGGTTTCAATGAGGGTCTCATACCATTCAGAAACAGTACCAGTGAAGTCAGGAGCAGCTTTGTTTGCACCAATTTCAAGACCGGTTTCACGGTTAACGAAAAGACCTGGAGAACGAGACCAGTAGTAAGTAGCAGCAGTACCGCCGTTTACAAGGTCAGCAAGAATCTCACGATCAATTTCAAGAGCAATTTGCTCAGAAAGGATAGAGGTCAACTCAACCTCAGCATCCAAGTTGTGGTAAGCATTCAAGTCTTGTCCCAATTCTGGGGTCCACTTGGCCTTCAACTTCTTGGTTTGCGCTGTGATTGCGATAGAATCTACCTTGATATCGATCTCAGGGATATTAACGTTGTCTTCTAGCAACATGGTGTAGTCAACAATTGCACCACCAGAAGAAGCAGAAGATGTAGCAGTATCTCTAGCTGGGAATTGAATCTTTGGAACAGTTTCAGAACCAAGAGCCAATGCACCTAGGTTAGCGTTTGTAGTGTTAGCAGCCAAAGCTGGACCGCCGGTAGCATCACTGACAATAACAAAGCGAACAGCTTTTTCAGTTGTAGCAGCTTCAGCGGCAGAAGCCAATGAAGTCAAACGACGAACTTGAGCCAACTTTGTAACATCTGCACCAGAAACACCCGTAATACCGTTCATCATAGTGACAATGCTATTACCAGCGTTAACTGCACCAGAAGCAATCTCTTCGAATGAGAAAGCAGAAAGGTTATCAAGATCAGCATTGGTAAGTTTGTCTTCTTCAACATCAATAACTGCAACGAAAAGACTTGAGTCTGTTACAGCCAAAAGATCTGGGTCGTATTGAATCAATTTTTTGTTTGCATCAGAAACAGCACCATCCAAAGTGAACGCTGACTTAGTAGCAGCATCAGTTACAGTGTTAGCTGCAATGACGGTGTTTCCTTCTTGAGGTGAACCATAAGCTTCACCGGTCATTCCACGAGGACCAGAAAAATCACCCTTTCGAGAATCAATAAGGTCAACACCTTCTTGGATGTCCTTACCAACTTGATTGGTACCATAAAGAGACTTTTCTGCAATGTTACCAAATCTAGGCATGGTATCAGTTCCAGCAATTTCAGCCGAGAAGGTAAAGTCAAGGAAGAAGATCAGACCAGATGGCAATGACATCGGCTGAACGCTTACAAGATCGTTAGCAATAAGTCCGGCGAATACACGACGAACGATTGGGAAAGCAACAGCAGCGAAACCTTCAACAGATCCACCACCGCTACTAGCACCCATAGATGATGCTTCGCGAAGAAGTTCTCTTGCTTGGTTTTCCAAGAGACGAGCCATGTTGTTCTTCTCTTGTTCGTTTTGAAGGCCTTCAAGTAATCCAGTAGATTCCCACTTAGAAAGAAGAGCAGCGCCCTCCTTCTTCATGTCACGGTTTACTATACCTTCGGTCAATTTTGATACAATAGACATTTTTTTACTCCTTATAAATTATTATTTAATGCCTGCGAGTTTTTGCATCTTTTCCATAAATGGATCAGCGCTTTTGTTCTCGCTTAAGTTTTGTCTCGAATTAAGCATAGCCGAAAGATTCGCTCTTCGGTTGACTGACTCGCTTAGTGATTGTGGACCTCTCTTTTTGGAGTTAGATCCCACTGTTGCTTTGAGTGTCTCATGAAGTTGCTTTGCTTCTTTTGGAGACTCCGCTGCGGCAATGGCTTCGACAATTTTTTCTTTTTGTCGCTCATTCAAGGAGGCATCGCTTAAAGTGCGGTTTTTGTAAATTAACTTTGCGTTTGATAGCAAAGTTGCTTCAAGTTGTTCTTGAAGTCTGTATATCACGTTTTCAAGTTTCTCATTTTGAGAAGCAAGTACGGAAACTGTTTCTTGAAGATCGTTGACTCTACCAGGGTTTTCTGTATCCGAGTCATCTTCCTCTTCTTCTAATTTGTCTTTATCACTGTGAGCATCATGTGCTTCTTGCTTTGCATGTTCATATTCAAGAGCGGCTTCATCTGTTCTAAACGTACCGTTCTTATCTTCTCCCATGTCAACAGTGATTTTTTCTTCTAGTACTTCATCTTCGCCAAGAAGGTCAAGTAATTCTTGTAATTGAAGATCCATGTCGTCTTCTTCTGCATCTTCTGTGTCCACGGTGTCATCAACGTCAGACAACAGGCTATCAAGACTTCCAAGATCATCTGATCCAAGTTCAGCAGCGACATCATCACGAGGAAGTGCATCTTCTAATGGCGCATCATCCATAACATTCATTGCTTTCTCAAGAGCATCAAGGTCAATACTAACCATTCCATCGCCAAGGTCTTCAACATCAAGTGAAAACTCAACAGATTGATCAGCAGACATAGATGGATTACCAGCAAAAGGTGCTTTAATTTCACCAGCAGGTGCACCAGCATCCATTCCCATCTCTTCTTCTTGCAAGATGTCTTCTTCGTTTAGTTCTTGAAGATCCATCTCATTAACAAGATAAGGCTTCTCGCCTTCGGCTTGAACAAGATACTGTCCTTCTTCATTGAGGTCTTCGATGATCTCAACTATTTTTTCTTCGTGTCTTATTTTAGACCCACAATGGGATTCCGCCACGGGTTCCCCTTCAAGCATGGACTCTACGGCCTCTTTGATGTGTGGAGCATATTTTTCTATGATAGCCTGCTCGGCGTTTTTGAGTGCTGCTTCACGCAAAGCGGCAGCATCAACAATGGCTTGTTCTAACATGCTAGACATTAATGGGTCTCCTGAGAATACGTATTTCTTTATTAAATAGTGTTCTCAATAAGAAAAGGAAGTTTATTCGCTGTAGTGGTTATTCTGTTAGTGTTACTAAATTTCTCATTAGATTCGCATCTACTCTGTGAGTGTAAACATAGAACCTCAAAGGCTGGTTAGGGTCAAAATTAGAATTGAAAGTAGAATTGTTACTAACTGTAACACGATCAACATAATAACCGTGAGTAGTGTTGTATGTCTGCCATTTGACAGTTAAATTTCCGCTGCCATCTTTTGAGAATCTAACCGCATTGACGGCGAGAAATTTAACACTATTCCCGATAAGGTTCCTATTGGTTGTGTAAACCTGGGCTTTATTATTTCCTGATCTCTGATCTAGCCAAAGAACCGAGTTTCTTTCAACATCAGAGTATTGGAATGACTCTAGATCATCCTCAGCCATGAAGCCATAGAAAGCACCTTTACTCTCAACCTCAAACCTAATAACAAGGTCTGTTCCGTTTGAGATGCTAGCGATGCTTGGTAAAGTAGCAGTCAGAAGTGCATAGACTTGATCATCATTACCGTTTGGAAATTTGTCTGCTCTAATTCTAAAAATGCTAGCGCCCGTGCCATCATCTTCGTACTCATATGTTAAGTCTGATTGAGGGCTTTGGATAACTTGATCTAGGTATGATTGATTTTGTACGCCTTGCATGACAACCATAGCACCATACTGGTCGATTCCCTCTTCATCTCCGCCACCATCTGGTGTTAGACCGTCAACCTTCTCGATGCTATCAGCGCTAATGCCTTGTATCTTACTTAAGTTATCAAGACTAATGTTAATTATTTTTGTGAAATCTGGCATTACAACTCTATCCAGGTACTTGATGGATTAAAATAGATAACATTAGAGGTGTTCGTACAGTAACCAACGATCCTTACATAGTCTCCTCCGCCGCTTGGTGCGGTTGTATCCATACCACCAGCAGTTGCGCTAATGTAGACAGCCTTACCGGCAGAGAAATTTGATAGATAACTATGGGCATCAAACATTCCTCGGATTAAAACACCTGCACCGGCAGGGTCTGAGCCTAATGCAATTCCTAGCAATTGATCTGCACCGGATGCCACAGCATCGGCATCCACTTCTGTCCATGCTGAACTGCCATTAAGGTAATACAATTTTCCAGCAGTCAATGTGCCTGTTCCAAACTTTACAATCTCGCCCATTCCGGTATCATTTCCGTACTGTGTTGGGTCGTAATAAGTGCTTGCACCACCGTTTTTAACCTGAAATCTTAATGAGCCACTTGTTTCTAAATCAATCTGGTCTTCACCGAAATCTATTTGCGTATTCCTTTCAGCATCATCTGCTGCTTTAAGATCTCCAATTACTTGAGCACCTTTTGAATAATTGTATCCCATCTGGTTATCCTCCCGTAGATTACCTAATAAATAGAAATGTAAAAAGAAAAACGGACAACCCGAAGGTTGTCCGCCCAAGTAAAACTTGTAGGAAATAATCCCAATCCGAAGATTAGAATACTCTCCAAAGATCACTAGCTACATAGACCAATTCAACAGCAGCAAATGGTGACTCAAGACGAATTGAGGCAGCGCCATCAATTGTTTGAGAACCAGCCTTGTTGACTGTGATGTAACGTGCAACAGAGCAGTCAGAAGGAGCCTTAACTTTAACTGATTGTCCTACAGAAGGAGAAGCAGGAAGAGTTACAGCATCTTCACCGTCAGCACTCATGTCAGCGAAGTAGTTAACTCCAACAACAAGAGTACCAGCAGCAGCAACGTTTTGAACTGGAACAGCGACATCAGACATGTATGTCTTCAGAACTGACATGTCCATTCTCTTAAGAGAACCGGCATCAGAGAAGATCATTTCATCGGTATCAGCAAGGGTACCAGTGAAATCTGTCTGTCCGCTAATAACGTTGTCATTAAGCATAGAGCCTTCAACAGCGTTAGCAGCGATAGTCAAAGCGCCACCAGCAGCGATAGTAGCATCACCACTAACATTTCCGAAGATTTGATCTTCAAGATTTGAGAAAGTGATTTTCTTGGTAACATCACCACCAGCAGAATCAACAAGTGCAAGACTGTCTGCTTGAGCAACACTAGTCTTTGAAGCACCGAGGCCATTAAGACTAACTTCCAACTTACCAGAAGCAGCAACGAGACCATCACTGGCCAAGAAGTCACCAATCTTACCGATTTGAGTCTGCTTCATAGTTCCATTGTCATTGTGCAAGAAACCATCACCAGCAGCAAGTGCAGTAGTACCGATTGAAGAAGCACCATCAAGGAGTGCAAATTCAGCAGCAGTTACAGCAGCAGAAGCATCAGTAGCAGCATCAGCCAAAGCAGGAAGGAAGTAAGATCCAGCGCTCAAAGTTGGCAATGTAAGAGTAGTATCGGCACCTGGGGCACCTGAACTAAGTACAGTCTCGTGATCATCAGCAGGTCCTTCAAAAGTGAAAGAACTGGTAATGTTGATTGTGGTTGAGTTAACAGAAGTAACAGAACCATTTACAGTCAAGTTTCCACCAACAGTAAGGTGACCAGTTGTAGAAATAGTATCATCAGACTGACTACCGAAAGTAACGTTTCCACCAAGATCAACGTTAAAGTCAATCTTGCTAGCAGCGATAGCAGCATTTGAAGCAACAGAAGCATTAACAACAGCATCTGAAGCAAGTTGATCTGCACCAACAGCATCGTCTGCAATCATTGCCTGCTCTACAGCATCATTAGCAATAGTCAAAGCACCACCAGCAGCAACAGTAGCATCACCAGAAACGTCAGTAAAAACAGCATCACGAAGAACACTGAAATCGATACGCTTAAGGGTACCATCATCAGAAATCATCAACTCGTCAGCATCAGCAACATCACCAGTCATTGCAGTTTGACCAGTAATAGCAGCAGCGGCAAGTGACAATGCACCGCCAGCAGCAATACTTGCTTGACTAGAAACATTTGCAAAGATTTGATCTTCAAGATTTGAGAAAGTGATTTTCTTAGAGACATCACCACCAGCAGAATCAACAAGAGCAAGACTGTCAGCCTGAGCAAGACTAGTCTTTGAAGCACCTAGACTGTTAATGTCAAGAGTAAGCTTGTTGTTTCCAACAGTAAGACCTTCATCAGCCAAGTAAGTAGAGAGACGAGAAATATCGGTTCTCTTAATAGTACCATTGTCACTAACGATTAACTCATCAGTAGCAGCGAGAGCAGCACCAATGTCATCAAGTCCAGAAACGATGTTGTCGTTAAGCATAGAGCCTTCAACAGCGTTTGCTTGGATAGTAGTAGCACCACCAGAAGCGATAGCAACATCACCACTCATAGCAACTTCTTCATATGAAGTGCCATCAGCAACAAGGATCTTACCAGATGTAACATCTGGCATGATGAACTTAGTTCCTGATTGCATTTCGAGATCCTTATGAACCTCAACACCTTCACTACCATCAGCAGTAGATAGTTTCATGTAAATGTTTGAACCTTCTTTGATAACAAAAGCAGTTGCTCTAGCATCAGTCATGTTGATTTCCATGTCGTTACCATCAGCAGAGATAGAATCTAGTGCAATGTCACCGACATTCGTAATGTTCGAATCACCAGCATCGAGACCATCCTCGGCAGTGATTGAACCGGAAGCAACGAATGCTCCCAATTGAAATTTATAAGCCATATATTTTTCCCTCCATTAGTATAATATTATGACGAGACATAATCATTAACTAGTAACAAATTACATCTCGAATTAAATAGTAAATCTTTGTG